TCTTCATCCGACAGCGTTTTTACCGCCCCAAACTTCCAGTTTCTAAATCGCATGTAATCGACCTCTGCCGCAAGGCAGACGCCCTTAGCGTTCAAGAGTTTTAGCCTTTCGGCTAGCCCCTCAGATGTGAGTTTAATCCGTGACATAAAATACGGTTTTTTCGGTTTTATAACCCCTCAATTTCAAATCGAAACGTAACTCTGTGTCAGCTTTCTTTGCTCCCCAGCTGTCGAGCATATGGACTTTCATCTCCCCCTTAAATCCATCCTGTTCGCGTCGCACCCGAGCCGCAACAACTGCGCCCTCTAGTGTATCCGCCTCAACCTTAAATGCTTTACTGTTGTCGCTTTTATCGACGTTATTTAAAATATCTACTGCAAATTTCATAATTAAATTTCTCCTTTATTGAGCTGCTACGGTGATAAATTTACCTTGAGTATCTACTACTTTAAAAATCGTGGAACCACGGTTTTCGATTCCACTGTTATAGATTTCGACGCATTCATTCGCTTTAAAAGTCATCCCCTCTGTGTTGTAAACTTCCAGCGTTGGGCTTTTGCCCTTAAATTCACATTGATTAGTTGGTGATTTGGTTAGTTTTTTCATTTTCGTGTTTTGGTTTGGCTTTTTGTCATTGGGCTTGTCCCTCTGATCTACCTATAATCTAAACACAAAAGTTTAGACGTCAACCCCTAATATAAACTTTTTTGTTTATTTATCACGGTAGGCATTTGGGGACAATCCCAGAGTCCGAAACATTGCATCGACTCAACTCGCAGACTCGCGAGTCATGCCGGAGTTCGACGGAAAGATACGATCCATCACCGACTCATAATTTTAGTCTTTGGTTGATTTTACATTGTCTCCAGTTGCCTGCTCCGCCCTTGCGCGGTCTGGCAAAAACAGTTCGCCCGGTCGATTTATCGCAGCGAGATTCTTGACTGCTGCGACCATCTGCCGGCGTTCTTTGTATTTGTCAAAATTCGGATCGAACTTCTTCGTGATTTCATCGAGCAAAAGCCCCGTAATTAATGCGTGTTCTTGTTGGCTCATTTGATGCAGTCCTCCACGTAGCCGATTTGCAGATTGAGCGCCTTAGCTATCTCGACTTCGAGCCGAGCGCCTTTTGATGCGGGCCATCCTCTCAGATAGCAAATGGCATCAGCCAGAGCCACCTGCTTGATTGACTCCCGTATATAAGTTGCCCACGGCAGACCCGTCTCGCCGCCAAAGTTCTTGGCAGGATTGATGATCTTGATTTGATCGCCATGCCGTTCTCTGAGTTGCTTCTCGGCGTCGTGAAACGCTGGATAGTTAAAGTCTTTGATGCCCGTCATCGGGCCTGCGATGTAAATGGTGTAACTCATGCTACTCTCCCTTGATTCATGGTGGCTTCGTCGATGATCTCGGCGCAAAGTTCGTTTCCGATCACGTTGACAAAATCACCGTCGCTGAGATTTAAAATAGCTTGAGATGTTTTCAGATAAGCTCGCAGGCTCGATCCGTCAGCCATCTTGATTCGGCCATCAGTGATGATCATTCTTTCTTGTGGCGGTCGATATATCTTCATTTCTTTTTGCTCCTTACGCGGCGATAGTGTATCGACCGCTTGTTAAGATTCACGCCGCGCAAATATGCCGTCGTCGCCGTAGCGCATCCAGTAGCCCGGAAAGGCGTCTTTCAAAGCTGCGTAGTTTATACTGTCCGCGACTCTCGCCGCCTCAGCTATTGATCGGAGGAACGATCCGCCGTGGCGTGTCATTCGGTCAAGCGTTCTCATGTCTCTTTCCTTGATCACGTATGCGCAGTTGTCTGCGATGTTCACCCAAAAATAGAGTCCTTGCGGCGAGCTGCTCCATACGAATGCGTGATAGATCGCCATTCTGAGGTTTTGCATCGGAAAGTCCAGCGCCTCGGCAGGCGTGTTTGCTAGTGCCATTGCCTCGATATCATCGGGCAGGTCTGTGAAGTGTTCTTTTATTTTTTTCATAGTTTTTCTTTCAGTTCTTCGGCGATCAGAGAGATCGCCATTGCCGAGATATCATCGGTCAGGTCTGTGAAGTGTTCTTTTATTTTTTTCATAGTTTTTCTAGTTTCGTTTTTAGTTCTGCGAGCTTCGCCGGGTCGAGTGATCTGATTAATGTTTGCTGGTTGATTTGCTCACGATTCTCCGCTTTGTATTTGCGGTGATGCTCACTGATTTTCTCGCGATTCGCCGCGTAGTATTTGCGACTTTGCTCACTGAGTTGCTCGCGATTCTCCGCGTTGTATTTGCGCTGATACTCATTGCTTTGCTCGCGATTCTCCGCGTAGTATTTGCGGCGATACTCACTGATTTGCTCGCGATTCTCAGAGCGGTATTTGCGGTTACGCTCATTGATTTTCTCGCGATTCGCCGCGTAGTATTTGCGATCTTTCTCTTTTATTTTCTCGCGATTCGCCGCGTAGTATTTGCGACTTTGCTCATTTCTGCAAACTTTGCAAACAGCTCTCCCTTTGTCGAACTCGGCAACCGCTTTAATGGCTAAGCATTTTATGCACTGTTTTTGCTCGATCATATTACATCTCAAGGGCGAGCTTTAATAGATCGTCCTTCTTGAATGTGATTGGCCGGTGGATAATCAATTTGCCCTGCCGCACCTCATAAGCCGGCTTCGGTATGCGTGCCGCTTTCGGCTCTGCGGGCTTTTCAGAATCCTTTATAAACTGATACTGCTCATCCTCCGTGCGTAGCCGGGTGTCGTCAAATACTTGTTTGATCTGCAAAGAGTCCAACTTGCTCAATGGGATGCGCTTTGTCCTGCAGGTTTTGCCGATACTCTCCACGTAGGGAACTCCGTTGTCGATCAAATCGCCCTGTTGCTCAAACGTCAGGCTCTCCAGCTGTGCGCAATGCGGCACGCTACCGAGTGCTACGGATGGATGCATCACGCCGCGAAAGGTAGCTATAAATTTAGCATAGAGTTTTTTACTCAATCCGAGAGTTGAGCACGTGAGATCGACGCCATCAGCTCCATAGCGTTCGCTAATTTCATTGAGCACGCCGCCGAGCGTGACAATGTTATTGCCGATTGATATGGCCGCCATTGCAGCCGACTCAATAAGCGTTTCTAGTTTCATGGCCGAGATGTCACCGGTCAGGTCTGTGGAGTGTTCTTTTATTTTTTTCATAGTTTTTCTTTCAGTTCTTCGGCGATCAGAAAGATCGCGATTGTAGTTGGCATCGCGAAGATCGCGAGTGCTAAAATTTGGATTATTTCAGTCATGGTTTTAATCGTCTGAGTTTTGATTGTATTTATCCCAAGCGATCCAGCAGTCTTCGCAGAGGACTTCTTTGCTTGGCTCGATTGGCTTATTGCAGTCTTCGCAAGTTGCCCATCGCTTGTCCGTTCTCAGTGTTTCGTTTTTCATAGTATTAGTTTTTAGTATTTCGTTCGTCGCGTTTGCCGATTCGATGACAAGAAAAGTAGCGAACTGAATACCCTTGTCAATACGTTTATTGATTTAATTCATGTCTTTTGATTTTTAGATATTTGCCCTCATACGCGACCTCAATCCGAGCAGTCAAAGCATTGATGCGCTCGCCGTTGCAATCTGCGAGCATCTCGGCAGTCAATTCGTAGCGAGGCAGGCCGCGCTCATGTAGCCATTCGCTCGCTTTCGTCCTGCCGTAGCCTTCGTGGTCAAGTAATAGCCATTCTTTGACCAACGTCAGCCCGCAGTGATAATTGATGACGACTGAATCGGGCTTGCCCAGCTTGCGATGTAGCGCAAGCGATACGCCGTCCACGTTGAGCCATCGCGAAGCATTCAAAAGCTCGCCATGCGCTGCTCTCGCTTCGTGCATCGTCCGCTCGCGCTTTTCCTCTGCCTCAAACATCTCTCGCTGAATCGGCGGAATAACAGTGCCGCAAGACGGACATTTTTTCACCGCGCGACTGAATACGTTTTCGCAGTTGCCGCACGTCGCGAGTCGCACGTCATCATCGTCGTCGAGATCAATCGGGCCATGTCGCATGATGTTGTCGCCGTAGTCAAGAATGAGGCAGTCAATCTTGCCGTCGAATAATCGAAGCCCTCGGCCGACCGCTTGCACCCATAGACCCCTGCTCTGAGTCGGTCGAAGCATCGCGACGCAATCAACTCGCTTTGCGTTAAAGCCTTCAAAGAAGACATTGACCGACAATAAATATTGAATCCGCCCGGCTTTGAATTCGTCGACCAGGCGCTCGCGTTCTCGAATCGGCGTCTTGCCTGTTACCGTTTCAGACTGCACGCCATATTTGCGCAGCTCTTGAGATACGTGTTCACAGTGTTCAATGTCGATGCAAAATACGATGATGCTTTTGCGTGCTTCACTGCGCACTTTGTCAACCATATCACGCACCGCTTGAGTCACAACGTCCGCCTTGTCCACTCGTAAAGCCAAGTCCTTAAGATTGTATTCGCCAGCAGTCTTTTTGATGCCTTCGAGATTGAGCGCCGTATGCTCACCCTCGACTGTTCGCAGTCGAGAGAGATAGCCAGCGCGAATCAACTCGCCGAGGTTCGCAGAGTAGCAGACGTGATTGAGTATGTGATCGCGGTGGCAGATTGCGCCCGTCCCCATTCGATACGGCGTCGCAGTCAAGCCGACGATTCTGAGTGACGCATTGCGCTCAGTCATCGCGTCAATAAACTTTCGATATTTGCCTTCGCCTCGCACCGGGATGCGGTGCGCTTCGTCGATCAGTAGAACGTCCTGTGGTGGGAAGTCCGACGCTCGCTTGGCGACTGAATCAATCGAAGCAAACGTAATCGCGCTGAGAGTCTGGCGAAGCTTGAGCGACGCGGCGAATATGCCAACGTCGAGCGTCGAGTCGATGTCGTGAAGCTCGGCGGCGTTCTGCTCGACCAACTCCTTGCGATGCGCGAGAACCATCACGCGCAAAGTCGGGCAGACGTTGAGCCATTGGCGAATGAGTAGAGCCATGACAAGCGATTTGCCGCTTCCAGTTGGTAGGACGACCGCTGGGTTGTCGTCTCGCGTCTTTAGCGCAGAGTTTACGGCATCGATGGCTTCGTTTTGATAGAGGCGTGGTTGTAGCATTAAAAAGTGCCGCAGATTTCCCGCTGCGGCGCCGGGTTGGTGGTTAGATGACAGCGACTGTGACCGCAGCCTTGCGCGGCGTTGTCGTGACCATTTTCGAGACGCGACCGAACTCCATCGGATCGTATTCGCGCATAGCCTCATATGCTTTCACATCGAGATCGGTCTTTGTCGTCACCTTGAGGCAGTGCGCAGGGATGTCCGCGCCCTTGTCCAGCTTGTAACTCAGCCCGGTCTTGAGCGTCAGTTTTATGCCGTTGTCGGTCTTGACTGTTTGCGAGCCAGATTCAGCGAGATCAAACTGAGCTAGAATCGCGTCCTCGCATTCGATGCGATGTGCTTTCGCCTCAGCTTCGGCGGATCTCGAATTGACGAGATTGAGGGCTAGTTGGTTTACATCTCCCATGGTTTTTTTCCTCCTGCTGCTGCTGGTGCTTGAGGCGCTGGCGTTGCGACTGTCTGCGTTTTTGTAGCCGCTGACGAATACTTCTTTATTACGTTGCGAGTCGCGTCCTTTTTGTCGATGCCCACGCTCGCGATAAACGTGCCGCCGATCAACTCGTCTGAGTCCTGGACGATAGGCTTGCCAATAGCTCTGCCAAGCGCGGCAAACTCAGCATTGCCGATCTTCTGCGCCTTTTCGTTTGAGTGACGCAGATTGAACCAGACAAAGAGCTTGCGCCCTTTGTGCGATTGATCGTCGACGTGGCCGATAACGTTAAACTGCACGTCACAGCCGACACCTTCGCCGTTCTTGGTTTCTTTGACTTCCGCCTTCTCGATTTCGAGAAAGTATTTGCCTACTGGCAGCGGCGAATCATCGCGCATCTCTTCATGATCCTCGGCTTTAAATCCGCCGTCGAAGTATTTTGATATATCTGACATAGTTTTTTATTTGGTTTTATTGTTGAGCCGCTTCTGCGACTGAGTTTGTGAAATCCACCCATGAGAGCGGAAGTTTATAAGGCAGGCGTCCGTAAACGCCGCGACCGCCGCCTGGGTGTCCCGGACGCTTCTGCGTGAACAAATAGCGCGCGCCGGTTAAGTCCTTGCCAGTCTTTTTTTCCTTATTGAATCCGACCTCTTCGGTTTTCACAATCGTTTCCGAATTGCAAAACAGAATTGAATCGGCCCAGCGTTGAAGCGTGAGCGCCATTTTTTCTTGAATGTCGAATTGATATTGATCGAAGGACGCGCCAAGCGGATCGTCAAAGCGTTTCACTTTAACGTGACCAATGACAATGACGCTGATGCCTTTCTTGCGTAGCATGTCCAGCCCTTCCATCAAGTCGCGCAGCTTGTTGACGCTCGCCGTGTAACCCTTGCCGAATCCCTTTTGGTATTCCTCGATGGTTTGCACGTTATCTTCGTCGCAGAGTTTTTGCCAAATGACAGGTTCCAATGCGCTAATCGAATCAACAATGAACGTTTTGTATTCATGCTCCTCTTTGATGAGCGTCGCGACTGCATTGAGAACATCGTCAAACGTCTCGGCGCGTGGGAATTTCGCCACATCGAGATCGTCGACGCCTTCCTCGCCTTTGATCGGCAAGAAAATTGGCGAGTCTGCGCCAGCGGCAAATGTGCTTTTGCCGATCTTCTCGACGCCTAGCAGAACGATGCGCGGTGCTTTATGCTCCACGCCTTTTTTGATGCTGTTGAGGTCGAAGCTCATGCTTTGCGCCCTCCCTTGTCGTCTGGTGTAATCGTGACCGCTGCCGGTTGCCCGCGCTGCCCGATGATATTGACTCGGAATGCTCGCACTCCGACAGTAGTTTCTAGCTGATCGAGAATCTCCTCGATAGCTTCTTCCGCGTCGCGGATCGTTTTTTTTATGTCCATGTTATTATTGGTTGGTTTTCTTTGTTATCTTAGTTTTTCAAGTTCGGAATAAATCCCGTCTTGAATAGATTTTATTTTTTCGTAAAACTCCGTGAACTCTAGAATATCTAAAATGGAATGCAACTTTCCCGAATCTCGGCAGAGTTGCCGGAAATTATAATGCAGCATTGACCGCGAAACGCTGCTGCGCTCCATCCGTCGCCGTCTTGAGTGTAGTTCGGGCGAACCATCGGCACTTGGTAACGATCCTCGAAAGCGCCCTTGAGTTGTTCGACCGTGCCGGCCCATACTTGATTCACTTCTGCATTGTTGAGCGAATACATTTGCTGCAAATCTGGCTTGCCGTCGTTAGCGTTGTCGCCACTAAAGACAAGATGCTTGCTTGTCGTCTGCAAGATGGTCGATGGATATTGTCCGCGAGCCTCGTCGCTGCCATGCTCCCAAATCGTGCCGTCTTCGCTTGTAAACTCAATAGCGCTTGATCCGTCAGCATTCGTAATCGAGTCAGTCGGCTCGGCGAATCCAATTAAGCCGGGCAAAAATAAATGCTCGCTGCAGACTTCGACGGCTTCTTTGTCGTGCTTCGCGCAGTGCCAATTGCCGTCTTTGACGGGCGAGGCGTGGACGCATTGGCGGCAGTGCAGCTTCGGCACATCGACTGCGACCTCAGAGACGCCGTGGCATAGCTCGCGAGCGTCGCAGAACTTGCAAGCGAAGGCATCTGCCCGGTCGCTTATTCGCTCAGGCGGCGTCGTCGCATTGATAATAGATTGAGCCTTCGCGATAATCGCCTCGCTGCGCGTCTTATCGTAGCGCAGGCGCTCAGTGTAGAGCGCGTCTGTGTCTTTGTTTACGACCATGTAAAGAGCGCGTTTAAGCCCCGTCAGATGCATGTAAACTTGCATCTGAGCAAAGTGCTTCGGATTCGCTTTCTCGCAGCCTTCCTTTTCGACCTTCGCGAAAAGCTTTGCGCTCGACGTTTTCATTTCGAGCAAATGCCAAGTTTTAGGAGCTTCTGGAATGCCGAGAGCCGCGCCGTCAGTGTGGCCCTTAAAATGCCCGTCGCAGGCGATGACTTCAAACTGATTGCCGTCTGCGCCGACTTCGTGGACTTCGCAGCCGATGCCGCGAAGCTCCTCGACGAAGGTCGGCTCTTCGCGATGGCCGCGATTAAATAAGCGGTAAAGCCGGGCGTCGAATTTCGGCTCGCTACACTTGCGAAACGAATACCATAGCTGTCGACTGCATTCTGCGCCGATACTCGATGCGCCGAGATAGCCGCGCGGCTCCTCAGATTGCCCGCGCTTGAGCCAATACGCTTCGATGGCTTCGACTGTTGCCGATTTAGTCGGCAAGACTTTTGATAGGTCTGTCATGATTATTTAGTATTATTATTTATTCCCTGCGCCCAAAAAGCCCGACTCTTTCGAGTCAGGCTGTTGAGGTTCAATGGTTGGCGAGTTAGTCGTTGATGACGAGGGCCACCTTGTCAATACGTTAATCAAATAAAACTCATTTATTTTTTTCGACGCAATCTGCCGACTGAATCGCGCTCGAATCGCTCTGGATACGCGATGCGCTCAAGCTCGTTGAGGCCGCGCTGAACTTCCTCGCGAAAAATCGGAACTCTCGACTCCGCTGCGTTATACAATGCCCGCAGGCTTTTCGTTTGTCGTGTTGTCAGTTGCATAGGCTCGCAAATTGAGCGAGTCACGCCCGCTTGTCAATACGCTGTATTAAGGTTTCGCCGCCCCTTGGCCAAAGTAGAAGGCGATGACGTGACCGAATCCAACAAGCAGAGTCGGCATGTGAACGAAGCCTTGAACGCTGACAAACTCCGTTCGTGTGCG